TTTCATGCCAAATAAAGGAGGTGATATTTCAACTGCATTTCCTGTTTATCGCGAAAATGAAAATAAAATATATTTACCACGATTTTATGGAGTGAATCGATATGGATTACCTGATCGATCCGATATTCATTCTGGAAAAAACATTGATATAGAATTTGTTAAACCATTGCGGGATTATCAAGACAAAATTGTGGATGTTTACATGAAATACGTGGAAACACCGATTTGTAAAGTTCCAGAAATAAATGACAGTGAAATTGCAGCCAAAGGAAATGGCGGAATATTAGAAGTTCCGTGTGGGAGAGGAAAATGTTTAGGAAAAGACACTGAAATTTTAATGTATGATGGCACAATTAAATTGGTGCAGGATATAAGGGTTGGTGATGTATTAATGGGAGATGATTCTAATCCTAGAAATGTATTGTCGTTAGCAAGAGGAAGAGAAACAATGTATAAAGTAAATTGTAAAAAAGGGAATGGGTATATAGTGAACAAAAGTCATATATTATCTTTGAAAACAAGCACAAAATTAAATAAAAAAACTCCTAAAAACTGTGTGATTGATATGTCAGTTTTAGAATATTTAGATTTACCAAAATATTACCATGGAAAAGGTGGGCCTTTGTTGGGATATAGAGTGCCAATTACATTTCAAGAAAAAGATGTTGAAATTGACCCATATTTATTGGGTTATTGGCTGGGAGATGGTTCATCGAAAGGCACATTGATATCTACACAAGAATCAACTGTTATTAAATATATAGCAGATTGTTTTACACCTTTTTGCGTTTCAAACGCCGAAAATGCATCACCTTTTTCACTCAAAACCAGCCGACTCATCGGCGTTTTGGATGAAAAATGGTGTAAAGAAAAACATAAATCATTATATTTAAAATATACAGGACAACAATATGATTATAGAATTAATACTACAAATAAAAATAAAAAAAATATATTAATGGACTTCCTAAGAAAAAATAATCTTATAAATAATAAACATATACCTCATGATTATAAATGCAATTCTAAAAAAATACAGCTAGAATTATTAGCAGGTTTGATAGATTCAGACGGTCATTATCATGACAATTGTTATCAAATAACTCAGAAAAATGAAAGATTATTAGATGATATTGTATATATCGCAAGGTCATTGGGCTTTTCGGCATTTAAAACAAAAGTGAATAAAACGTGTACGAATAGTAAAAATGGACCAGTTGTAGGAGTTTATTATACAACAAATATATTCGGTTCAGGATTAGAAAATATACCAGTAAAATGTATTCGTAAAAAAGGTCATTGTCGGAAATTGATTCGTGATAATTTAAAATACAGAATTTCATTAGAAAAATTAAAAAAAGATGACTATTATGGTTTTGAAATTGATGGTAATCATAGGTTTGTTCTCGGAGATTTCACAGTCACGCATAATACGGTGATGGGGCTAAAAATAATTTCTCTTTTGAAAAAAAAGACACTGATTATCGTGCATAAAGAATTTCTAATGAATCAATGGATTGAACGCATCGCAGAATTTCTACCATCAGCTCGCGTTGGTAAAATACAAGGCACAACCCTTGATATTGATAACAAAGATATTGTTATAGGAATGGTGCAAACATTATATAATAAAGAGTATTCGACGAGTGTATTCGAGGAATTCGGCCTAACAATTATAGATGAAGTACATAGAATATGCAGCGAACAATTTTCCAGAACATTATTCAAAACAATTACGCCATATATGTTAGGTATATCAGCGACGGTTGATCGCAAAGACAAATTAACAAAAGTATTACACATGTTCATGGGTGATAAAATTTATTCCGAAAAACGAGATAATGATGATGTTGTATGTGTTCGTGCGATTGAATTTAAATCGCCAGATACCGATTTTAATGAAGTTGAAGTGGATTTCCGTGGAACACCAAAATATAGCACGATGATATCCAAACTCTGTGATTTTGGACCACGTAGTGATTTTATAATTCGTGTCATAGGTGATTTATTGGTGGAAAATCCGGACAATCAAATGATGATTCTCTGTCATAATCGGTGTCTTTTGTCATATTTATATGAAGCAATAAATCATAAAAAATTAGCAATGGTTGGATATTATATTGGAGGAATGAAACAAGCGAATTTACAAGAGACAGAAACTAAACAAATCGTATTAGCAACGTATGCAATGGCAGCCGAGGCACTTGATATAAAAACTCTTTCAACACTTGTGATGGTAACCCCGAAAACAGATATTACGCAATCTGTGGGTAGAATATTGCGCATGAAACACGATAATCCTATTATTGTAGATATCGTGGATTCGCACGCACTATTTCAAAATCAATGGGCACAACGCCGTAGATTTTATAAAAAAAGCAATTATCGTATTCGATATATTGATAGTAATAAATACAGGGGAATGAATTTTGACTGGGATGAAGACAAAACTTGGAATAGAATATTTGAACCAAAAATCGCGGAATGTAAAACCACCGATCAAGTAGATGTTATAGTAGATGACGATGATGATTTACAAAAAGATGAGCCAAAAAGTGTATTTGGAAAATTAATGATTAATATAGAGGATTTGGGATAAATATATGAATAAAAATATATTTATACCTTTGGTGTATACTAATTACCGCTTTCTAATTGCCCTAGATTTGCGATTTTTTTTCGACAAATTTTTCGAACGACGACGTTTAGAACCACCTAATTTGCGTTGTTTCTTGGAACAACTATTGGTTCTTCGTTTTTTATATCCACCGACGCTTTTCGAAAACATTCCAATTTGAACAGGACCATTATCAGTAGCACTCGGTAAGATTTTTGGTAAAACACCACCTTTTGTATATTCGCTATAAGTTGAACCGTTTCCTGACATGTATATAATATAGTTATATTTGTTTTATCAACAAAAGTCATAACCACGCACTAATTTATTTATATGAACCACTTTTGAATTTTTATCAACAACCTTGATCGGTATCCATTTTTTGAATTTTGGATGAAATACGCATTCCATGTATAGTTTTTTTTCTAGATTCACATATTTATCAATATTGGTATTTTGGAAATCTTCTTCATCGTCACTTTCTTCAATATAATCTAAATTTTTATTTTCACGTATTTTTCTAAATAATCCATTCATGAATACACTTGAATTATAGTTGGGAATATAAGCGACATTATAATAAATCGTTTCCTGTTTTTTTCCAAATGCAAACAAATGATATATATCAAATTGAATATCGGCTTGAACCTGAAATATTGTTTTGAATTTATATTGTGGTTTGTTAAAATCTGGTTTATATAATGGCATTTCTGTGAAAATATTTGTTGTTTCAAGTTTCGTTGAAATTTTATTGTTATTATTCTTTTTGGGATTATTATTTAAAAATACATTTAAATACGGCATTACAATAGAAGTTGTTCTATATTGAACGTGATGTGTTTGATAACCAATATTTACAGGAAGAATTGGCGTTTCATCTACTGTCACTGGGTGTTTTAATTCCCACATTACTGGTAAAATAAAAGCAGGGTTTTTTATAATTAATGATCCAGATATAGTCTCCATGAAATAAAACAAAAACTCCATTTTATTTCCAAAAGGCTCTTTTTTTAATGGAATCCCTTGATAATAAAAAATGTCTTCAATAATAAATGGCGATTGTTCTGTTTGAATTGTATCAGGAATAGTTCCATACAATAATGTTCCTAAAGATAATTTTTGTATAGGCGATGATTCCATTGTGTAACATTTTCCTTTTGTGACCTTTTTTTCTCTATTTATTTCAAAAATATAACAAACGTCTTTATTTTGGTGGAATGTAAACCACGCAAAAAATTTTTTACCAACAGGAATAGCTAATGCGATTTGATAATCCTGTGACACTTTATTATTCGAAATTGTTTCATATGAAAGTTCAAATTCAGGAAATCTTTTCATTAGATGGGAAAGTTGATTTGGTGTAAGCTCCATTATAATATTATATTATGATGGAACGATACTATATATGTTGTCATTTTTTTATGTCATTTCAAAATATTGTTTATGGTATTGTCTGTAGTTCTGTATTTATATATTCTAATAGTTCATTATTCATAGATTGCTTTTCTTGTTCCGATTGGAATGGTGAAACTGGTTCTTTCTTTGCGATTTGTATTTTTTCCATAATATCTTTGTATTTCTTAATCTGTGTATTCACTAAATCTTTTGTTTTTCGAGTACTATAGGTGTCTTTCATGTAATTCCAAAGTTGATGTGCGCAATAAATAATGAAAATAGATAATAATATGTGAAAAATAATAGATGATAAAAATGAATACATATATATGTATCAATGGTATATGATTTTATATATTTTTACGTGACTTTTGTTGTTTCTTTCTATAAGTTTTCTTAGAATTATAACGTCTGCCTTTTTTGGTGGAACGATTTTTTGATCCTCCTTCTGTTTTTTGTTTTGGAACACTGGCAGCTTGCGCTTGTGCTGATGCTGCTGCTGTTCCGGGTGCTGCTGGCGTTCCGGGTGCTGCTGGCGTTCCAAAACCCCAACCTGACGGCCATACAGATTCCGGAGTACCAGGTTTTGGAGGTGGTGGTCTGCATTTCATTTCTGCATAATTTTCACTATTGATTACTAGATATTCCACAGAATATTCTGATGGCATTTGTTTTAATAAATTATCTATTACTTCATTTTTTTCTACAGGGGGGTTTGTTGTGATAGTTACAGGGGCCTCTGGTGTGATAGTTTCAGGGGCATTTGACATTTTAATATTATAATTATTCTAAGTATATAGAATACGCATATTAAAATTTGTACTTATTTCCTAAATATATTTTCAAAAATATATAAACATTTGTAGCCAAGATATATTATACAATGTCATTTACCATTCTTGTTGTGGAAAAAACAGGATCTATCAAAGAATTAACACTTAAATCATTTGACGAATCAGAACTTTATAAAAAAGCAGGTTTCAAGTCCGCGGATGATTTCAAATGCCACGTTCAATGGAATATAGAAAATATAAATAACAAATCATACTCAATTTGTGTATATGGAAAGACGAGCGGTCGTGCGAATCAAGAAAATAAATTTGAATTCCCACCACCCATTGATAATACTCTTTTCTTTGGAAATTGTTTGATCGTTAATAAAAATACAAACCAAATTGCATCATTATCATCTCGAGAATGGAATTCAATTTATGAACATTTATATGGAGGATTTGAAGAATTAGGAACAGAAGATAGCGAAGAAGATGAATCAGAAGATGATGATTTACCAAGAACAAAGTCAGGGTATGTAAAAGATGATTTCATTGTAGATGACGATGAAATAGATGAAGAAGAAGACGAAGAAGAAGAAACTGAATGTGAAGAAGAAGACGAAATTGAATTTAAACCTAAAAAAAAATCATCTACTGTTAAAAAACCCCGAAAGCCCAAAACATCAAAACAAAATCTCACTGTATTCAATAATTTAACAGAAACAAGTGAAAATTATTTGGAATGTACCAACGAATTAAGTGAAGAAGAATATATCTAAAATATAAATATAAAAAATTGAATAAACACATTTGTTATTATAACTCTATAATAACAAGTATTAATGCATACGATTCCTAACCCCGATAATTTTCGAGAAAATATTAGAAAAAAATTAATACCAATCTTAGAAAATGAAACTTTATGTATAAACTTAGAAAAAGGTGTATATAATTATGCTATAAAAGAGGCGAACAACAAAAAAATCATCAAAAAGTGGGACAATCCCTATTTTGTACAAATGTATTTAGATAGGCTCCGTAGTGTATATATTAATTTAAAAAACCAAGATTTATTAACACAAGTAAAATCCGGTGAAATAACCCCTCAGAATCTGGCATTCATGAGTCATCAAGAAATGGATAGTAATCACTGGAAAGAAATGATTGATGCCAAAGTAAAACGTGACGCAAACAAATTTAATAGCAATATAAGGGCATCGACGGACATGTTTACCTGTAGCCGCTGTAAATCAAAACAGACTACATACTATGAAATGCAAACTCGTAGTGCCGATGAACCTGCAACAATATTTATTACCTGCTTGGATTGTGGCAAATTAATGAAAAGATAGACTCATTGTTACGATTAATGGTTTGATTTTTGTTTTAAAATCATATACAGAATGTTGTTACCAATTATGCATATATAGAAATATCAATTGGTATATAAATTCTGCTCGTAAAATATTTTATAAAAATCGGGTATTTATTTCAAAACATAGAAAGTGTCTGGGTTTTCAAAAATGGACAAAAATATTTGTCCATTTTTCTATTTTATCGAATTAAATCTTGCAAAAAAAGGCCCGATTTTCATTTTACAGCATTATGTAGCAACCCCCGTAATTATTTTTTTTGCACCACTGCATAAACTTTTTGAACAATTTTATGTAATATTATCGAACCGACCTTTTTGTCCTCCGATTTTAAAAAACATACCCCTGATTTTAAAAAACATACCCAATATTTTAAAAAACATACCCAATATTTTAAAAAACATACCCCTTTAGGATAAAAGGGCCTTATTAAAATCTTTCTCTATAATAACAATGAGTGAAAATACAAACATGTATATGTGTGAATGCTGTGTTTATAAAACAGACAATAAATATCATTATAAAACGCATACGTCAAGTCAAAAACACAATAAACGTATAATGGCTCTTAAAAACAATATCAAACCAAATCAATGTTCTATTTGCAACAAACAATATAGTTCTCCCAAAAATTTATGGCGACATAAACAGAATTGTAAAGCGAATATAGAAAATACAGATAACGATTCCGATGAAAATAGTGATGATGATAGCTCTATGTATGACCAAACTCGTAACAATAATAATTCAAAATCAATTGTAAGTGAAGAACTGATATTCGAGATATTAAAAAACAGTAAAGAAATGCAACAGGTAATGATACAACAACAGAAGGATGTGCAAACATTCATGATGGAAATTACTAAAAACGGTATTGGCAATAGTAATAACAACAGCAATAACAGTGCCTATATTTATAACAACAATAATAACAATAATAAAACTTTCAATGTACAGCTTTTTTTAAATGAATATTGTAAAAATGCGATAGATATAAATGATTTTGTGAAATCTCTTGACTATTCTACCGCAAACTTAGAAGCAAACATGAAATTAGGTTATGTTGGTGGTATAACGAAATTAATGACCGATAAAATAAAAATAACTCCTATAGAAAAAAGACCAATGCATTGTTGTGACGAAAAACGTGAAAAACTATATATAAAAAACAAGGGGGAATGGATTACTGGTAATGATTCTAAAGAAAAATTACAAGAAATTATAGCCGATATAGCAAATAATAATTATAAAACATTTCAACGATGGGTGAGAGAGAACCCATCGTGCATGATATTAGACACACCTGCTTATGAAAAATACATGAATATTTATCAAGGTGTAATCGGTTCAAGTACGGACGCCGAGGAAATAAAACACGTGAAAAAAATATTGAATAATATTTTGGAGGATATTGTCATTGAAAAAGACAAGTATCTGTCGTAATTGTGTAAAAATAAAAAAACCCACTTTTTTATTTTTATGTTCTCTAATTAATAATCTCCAAATCAGCAAATCTCCAATATTCACAACCACCATTTGGCAATGGTCTCTTCACGATAAACGGTATTTTTTTCTCTTCAAATTCCTTAAGTGCGATTAAATATCCATCGATAATATTTGGATCAACCTCTATAGTTGATATAGCACCCGAATTCAACTGTTTGGAACGTTCTCCGATAATACGAGCTTTTTCATAACGTGTTAAAAAGGGCAGAGTTTTATGAAGAGGGTCAATAATATTACCATTTTCATCACGAACAATACGTGATAGTATTTCAATTTCTTCATAATTATGAGACTTCAATTCTGGATGAAAATCTTCTATTATTTTATTTTGAATCGATTCATCAAATTTTTGTAAATAATTTTCATCAAGATCATCGTTTTCATCATCATCGTCGTCATCATCACTAATATTAAGAAAGGCGTTTTGTTGTAACATATTTCGTGGTTGTTGTGAAATATCTGTTGTCTCGATATCGTCTTCATTCAATTCACTATTATTATCCGATTCTAAATCTTCACTTTCATTTTCAGATAAATCTTGAGTGTTCTCATCCTCGTCATCGTCGTCATCATCATTTCTATTAATATTATTGTTTTTTTTTCCAAGTATAATGTTTCCGGTATCATCAATGTCATCATCTTCAACGTCAGGAATATCTAAATCACCATCGCCATATTTTTCATCATCCATTTTTGATTTATATATTACTAATATAGATCTTTATTGTGTCTCTAAATCAATTATCGATAAGATTCAATTTTTTAACAGCTCTAAATATTATCACTAGTTTTCCAAGTTGTGTCACACTCCACACAAATGTATAAATATTTCAAATTATCATCATCATAACGAACATATATAATTTCAGTTTCTTTATCCTTATCAGATTGGTTTTTTTTTTCATGATTTGTTTTACATTCAACATTTGGACATTTAACATTATAAATACGAGGGAGAGTTGGATCCATTTTTGTATATTCATTGATAATATGGTTAAATTTTTGTTCTCCTTTTTTTAGTTGTGAATTCAAAACACATAATTTATCTTCTGTTATTGTTTCATCAACGTGTTTACAGTTACGACAATAGTACGCAAGTTGATTCGAGTCATTAGTATTTATTCTAATGTAGTACATGTTTTCGCAAATCTCACAAAATTTCATTGAAACGATATAGATATTATTTATATATTTCTAATTGATTTTAAATCAATTTTTTCGTAATAAAAATAATTCGTTCAAAATCCACTTTTTTGTTTATACCAAGGAGAAAAACGGTCATATGAGGAGGTTAGATGGATGATATTTAGGAATTATTATGGATTGCCATTATGAAAAAATTGAAATAATTCAACTCGTACAATGCATTAATAAATCGCGTTTATTCTGCATATTTGGCTGCAAAAAATTGATTGTAAAAAACGAAATAAAAATATACCAATATAATATCTAAAACAATGGAACTACATAATTCCGGCGTGTTTATTGATGATAATATAATAGCAGCATCAAAGAAATTCACCGGGTCAAAAGACTTTTTGGATAAACACGCAATACGGAGTGGAACTCAAACAACCAAACCATGTACGCACACACGTATTCCTGGCGAGAAAGACTCCGGAATATATGGTGGTTCGTTCAGTATTCCAGATGAAGAAATGCTTGTGTTTTTATATTTATATTATACTGAATATGTTGAAACTAAATCAGGTGCCAAAAAAGAATATTTGACAGAAAAACAGAGACCAGATGATGGTCCTATTCTGGTTGATATTGATTTCAGATATCCTTTTGACACTGAAGATAGACAATATACGGTAGAACATATCGAGGATTTGGTGGACGCATATATGTCAGAACTAAACTCTATGTATCAAATGGATGAAAATATAAAAATTCCTGTTTATGTACTTGAAAAACCGAAGCCAAAAAAATACGAAAGAGATAAAGTTGTAAAAGATGGGTTCCATATTATTATTGGTTTAAAGGCGGATTTGACGGTTCAAAGTATTTTGAGAAGTCGAATCATTCAACAATTAGGACAAATGTGGGATGGATTCCCAACAGAGAACAGTTGGGAAAATGTAGTTGATGATTCATTCAGTAAAGCTGGAGGTAAAGGTGGAAATTGGCAATTATATGGTTCACGTAAACCCAATTGTGACAAATACAGTCTAACTCGTGTTTATAATTATAGTTATGATCCAGGTGATGATGACATAACAAGACAAGAAATTACAGTATCAAAATTTGATATTCGTAAAAATTTTCACAAGTTATCGATTCGATATAATAACCATCCATCTTTATTCATGAAAAATTCTTTTATCGATGAATATAATCAATTACATTCACAATCAACTGGTAATAAAAATTCAACATCGATTATTCCACCATCAAGTGCATCTGTTGCCAGACAAATTCAGTTGGACACAATAATGAATTCTGGAATGTCAATCGCGAATATTAAAAATGCAGCGGAATTGGAATTGGTTGTTAATAATTTCTTAGATAATATTCCAATTACAGACCACGAATTAAAAGATGCTTATTATTATACAATGTTATTACCTATTTCATATTATGGTCCGGGTAGCTATGATAAATGGATTCGTGTTGGTTGGACCTTGAAAAATATGAATAATATTGAACGAGATAAAATGTATGATTGGGGTGATAAATTATTGTTGATTTGGGTTGCATTCAGTGCAAAATCTCCCACATTTCAATATAGTAGTATTCGTGATTTATGCGAACAATGGTCTAATTTTGAATATAGGAAAGGTGATGGGTTAACTAAATTGTCATTGATGCACTGGGCAAAAAAAGAAGCACCTGTTGATTTTAATAGAATCAAAATGAACACTGTTGATTATTTTGTGGAAAATACTATTGACAACATGATGGCAGCTATAAAACGTGAAGACGAGTCATCACCTGGTTGTGGAGATTTTGATTTGGCTCGTGTTGTTTATCAATTATATAAAAATGAATTCGTATGTGTTAGTGTGACAAATAATGTATGGTATCAATTCCGAAATAATAGATGGGAGGAAATCGACGCAGGAACTACGTTGAGAAAATCTATATCCGTCCAAGTTCGTGAATTATATCACCAAAAATCAATGACTATATTGATGCAAAATAATAACAATGTAAATAATCGAATACAAGACCAACCATCAGAACAAGCATTAATGGCACAAGCTGCTCAAATCGAATCCATTCAAAATGATGATAGCGTAGGTAAATTAGATAAAATAAAAAATGCTCGTGCTGGCCGTATTTTAAATATCATGTTACGTCTATCAAAAACCAATGACAAAAAGAACATTATGACGGAAGCCAAAGAGCTTTTCTATGACGGTAGCTTTTTGGAAAAATTGGACACAAATCAACATTTGTTATGTTTTAATAATGGAGTCATTGATTTCCAAAATAAAATTTTTAGACCAGGTCAACCTGAGGATAATATTTCAATGTCTACAAACATCGATTATATAAAAATAGAC